AAAGTTAAAACACCATTCTCTCAATTAAAATATGAAAGATTAATAGATACAAATACAGATACATTAACATCAATTCAGTATGGGTTTTTTGTAGATGACAATCAAGCTCCTTATTATGGTAAACCTTTATTGTTTTATCCAGTTAGGAATAGTGGAAATAGTATTTCTTTTTTAGATACTACAAGTAGTCATTCAGAGGTAACCCAATATAATGTACCATCAAATAGTGTTGCATTATCATCATCAACAAGCAAGTATAATATTAATTTCAATAATGAGATAAATGAATATACTGCAACAATTGATTTACAGATACTTTATTTGAGGCATACCATAGTGATTATATTTCTGATGTATTTGATGCAACAAACAGACTAACAAAAGTAACTGCATATTTACCTTTAAGAATCTTACTTAATTATACACTAGCAGACAGATTTAATATTAGTGGTACTACTTATAAGATAAATAGTATTAAGACAAATATGCTTACTGGTAAATCTGATTTAGAGTTATTAAATGATATCTATACACCACCAGCACCAGCAATACCACCAGATACAACACCACCAACTGCACCAGTAATTGGTACACCAATAGTTGGAACAACTACAATTAATTTCTGTTGGGGAGCATCAACTGATACTGGAGTAGGTGTAAAAAGTTATTCTGTTACACAAGATGGGGTACTTGTACAAAGGGTTACTGCAACACCATATAGAGATACTTATTGCGTTACAATAACTGGTTTAACAAGTGGAACAACTTATGCTTTTGGAGTAACTGCAACAGACTTTAATGGTAATGAATCAACAACAACTTTTAATGCAACAACGTCATAATGATAAAAGAAATATTAGAGTTACTAAGAGATACGGATTGTAAATCTGAGATAGTACAAATAGCAAAAGGAAAGAATAAGTTTCCAGATAGTTTTAAAGAAGTATTTAAAAGACAAAAACAAGAATTGAAATGGGTAAAAAAATAGTAGTAGATTTAGAAGTAAATTCTAATAAAGGTGTAAAAGAAGTTGAGAAGTTAAATAAGGAATTAAATAACACTAATAAAGAATTAAGTGGAGCAACAAGTACTTTAGATAGTTTTACTGGTGGAGCAGTTACTAAAATAAAAGGTTTTAAAGGAGCTATTGGTAATTTAGCAAAAGGATTTAAGTCTTTAAGAGTTGCTATAATATCAACTGGTATTGGAGCATTGATAATTGCTATAACTGCAGTAGCACAAGCTTTTAGGTCTACTGAAGAAGGGCAAAACAAGTTTGCTAAACTAATGGCAGTTCTTGGTGCAGTTACAGACGTATTTACTGATAGATTAGCTGCACTTGGTAGGGGATTGATAAACTTATTTACTAATCCAATAGAAACTCTTAAAAACTTTGGTAAAAGTATAAAAGAGTTTGTAATGGATAAGGTAGATTCAGCAGTCAAAAGTCTAGGCTTAATGGGGTCAGCTATTTCTAAGTTATTCAAAGGAGATTTCTCTGGTGCTTTAAATGATGCTAAAGATGGTATTGTTGGTTTAAATAAAGCATTGAATCCAGCAGTAATTATTGTTGATGCTTTAACTAAAAGCACAAAAGAACTTGTAAAGGAGCTAAAAGAAGAAGCTAAAATAGCTGGTCAAATAGCAGACCAAAGAGCAAAGGCTGATAAACTAGATAGACAATTAATTGTAGATAGAGCAGAAGCAAATAGAGATAGAGCTAAACTACTAGAACAAGCAGTAAATAAAGAAAAATTTAGCTTACAAGAACGTATAGGTTTTTTAACTGAAGCTGGTAAGTTAGAAGAAGATATAACTAACAAAGAAATAAAAGCAGCTCAATTAAGACTTGATGCTAAAGTAAGAGAAAATGCTTTAGGAGATAGTAACAAACAAGATTTAGAAGAAGAGGCAAGATTAAAAGCTGAGTTAATAAACTTAGAAACTGCTAAACTAACAAAACAAAAAGAAGTAACATCTCAATTGATTGCGTTAAAAGCAGAAGAAGTTGCAAGACTAAAAGCTATTGAAGATGAGGAAAAAGCAAGAAAGAAAGAACAAGAAGAGATAAAATCTGAAGAGGATAAGACAAAGAAATTAGCTGAAGATGAAGCTGAGAAACAAAGATTAATAGATGCTGAAGAAAGGGCAAATAGGGAGATAGAGATAGAACAAAGTATTGCTGACAGAAAAAAACAAATTAATTTAAACTATATAAATTTTGCTGCTAGTTTAAGTGGGTTGTTACAACAAATAGCTGGTAAAAATAAAGCATTAGCAATGGCTGGTTTAATTTTAGAAAAGGGTGCTGCTATTGCGAATGTTGTAGTAAAAGCAAAAGAATCTATTGCAACTGCAACTGCAAACGAGGCTAAAGTACCATTCTTCACGTCTGTTGGTGCTTTTACAATACCTAATCCATTAAAAGCATCATCTTTAGCAACAACTGCAAAATCAATAGCAATGACAAAGATTGGTGCTGGGTTAGCAATTGCTGGTATTGGTGCTACTGCTATTGGTCAAGGTAAAGGTATATCTGGAGGAGGTGGTCAATCATCAATACCTTCATCTGTTCCAGCTGGAGCATCTACACCACCAGCATTTAATGTAGTTGGTGCAAGTGATACAAACCAATTAGCATCTGCTATTGGAGGACAATCACAACAACCAGTACAAGCCTATGTTGTAGCAAACGATGTAACAACTGCTCAAAGTATGGATAGAAATATAATTGATGATGCAAGTTTAGGAGACTAAAATATAAAATAACACTTAAAAAATATTATATAAATATGAAACTAATAGAGTTAATTTTAGATGATGAAGAAGCAATAGGAGTAGAAGCTATTTCTGTTGTTGAAAACCCAGCAATTGAATCTGATTTTGTTGCACTTAAAACACAAGAGATAAAACTTGCTGAGATAGACAAAGAGAAACGTTTGTTAATGGGTGCTTTACTTATACCAAAGAAACCTATTTACAGAAAGTCTGGAGAAGATGAATACTATATATTCTTTTCTGAAAAGACTGTTGCAAAAGCATCTCAAATGTATTTACAAAATGGTAATCAATCTAATTCAACACTAGAACACAATTCAGAATTGCAAGGCTTAACACTTGTTGAAAGTTGGATAGTAGAAGATAAACAAAAAGATAAGACTGCTTTATATGGCTTAGATGTGCCAGTTGGTACTTGGATGGGTAGTGTAAAAGTTGAGAATGAAGATGTATGGAATAACTACGTTAAGACTGGTAAAGTAAAAGGTTTCTCAATAGAGGGTTATTTCGCAGATAAAATGGAAAGACCTAATGAAGAGTTAAAAGAAGATTTAGAAGAAAAGCAGTTAGCAGAACTTAAAAAACTTTTATCATAATGAGAGCAGTATATTGTAAATGTAAGAATACTTATTCTATAGATTGTAAGAATACTACTGATAAAAGTTGTAAGACTCCAGAGTATTGGAAACAAGGCATAGGAAGAATAAGTGCATCAGAGGAAGAAGAATAGAAAACTGAAAATACAAAATATTAACTAAATTTTATTATATAAATATGAACACAGACAGAACATTACTAAACAAAGCAAGAGTTTTACTTGGATTAGAAGTAAAGCTAGAGCAAATGAAACTAGATAATGGTGCTATCCTAGAAGCTGAAGTATTTGAAGCTGGTGCAGAAATCTTTGTTGTTGCAGATGACGAGAGAGTTGCAGTACCAGTTGGAGAATATGAAGTTGAAGGTGGTATGATTATAGTAGTTTCAGAAGAAGGTATCATTGGAGAGATTAAAGAAGCTAGTGCAGAAGAAGAAGCACCAGCAGAAGAAACAGAAGAAGAAGTTGAAGAAGAAGAATTATCAACTGAAACTGCATCTCCAAAGAAGATAGTTAAATCAATATCAGAAGAAATGTTCTTCTCAGAAATTGAAAAACTAAGAACTGAAATCAACGAACTAAAATTATCTAAAACAGAAGTTGTTGCAGAAGAAGTAGTTGAGTTATCAGAAGTAAAAGAAGATAAAGTAGAATTATCTGCTGAAGAAGTTGAAGGAATTACACATACTCCAGAAAACTTATCTGACAAAAAAGAATTAAACCTTTATTCTCAAAAAGGGAATAAAAACACATTAAGAAGTAGAATATTTAACAAATTAAACAAATAAAAAATGAGTTTATCAATCACTTCCTCATATAGCGGGGAATTTTCATCTAAATACGTATCAGCGGCTTTGCTATCGGGAAATACAATCGCAAACAACTTAATCGAAGTTAAGCCAAACGTAAAGTTTAAAGAAGTATTAAAAAGAGTAAGTCTTTCTGGTGCTATTGCAAATGCATCTTGTGATTTTACAGATGCTGGAGCAGTTGCTTTAACAGAAAAGATTATTGAGCCAAAATCACTACAAGTAAATTTAGAATTGTGTAAAACTCCTTTTCAATCAGATTGGGAGGCTATTTCTATGGGAGTATCAGCGCACGATAGCCTACCAGCTACTTTCTCTGATTACTTTATCGGATTAATGGCTGAATCAATTGCAGAACAAACTGAAAAAGATATCTGGGCTGGTGTAGCTGGTGCTGGAACTTTTGATGGTTTCAAAACTTTATTAAATGCTGATGCTGGACATACTGGAGCAAAGAAAATTGCTGGAGCAGCAGTAACTTCTTCAAATGTAGTTGAAAAATTAGGAGAAATTGTAGATGCTATTCCAAGTGAAGTATATGGAAAAGAAGATTTATACATCTATGTTGCACAAAACATCTTTAGAGCTTACAAAAGAGCTTTAGGAGGTTTCCAAACTGCTGGATTAGGACATAACCAAGATATGGACATCCAATATTTTGATGGTGTAAAAGTTGTAGCTTGTAACGGACTTTCTGACAACAATGCAATAGCAGCACAAAAATCTAACTTATTCTTTGGAACTGGACTTTTATCAGACCACAACGAAGTAAAAGTATTAGATATGGCTGACTTAGATGGCTCTCAAAATGTACGTTTCATTATGAGATATACTGCTGGAGTACAATATGCAGTTGTTGAAGATATCGTATCTTACGGATTAGGACTATAATCTAATAACAAACAATAATAATGAGGGTAGGTAGTTCATCTGCTTACCCTTTTTTAATAACTTAAAAAAATAAAAATCAATGGCTTGTTTACTTACATCTGGTAGAGCTTTACCTTGTAAAAGTAGTGTTGGTGGCTTAAAAGCAGTTTATTTCGCAGATTATGGTACGTTGGGAACAACTACAATAGCATCTGGAGAGATTACCGCAGTAGCTGGAACACCAGACTTTTTCAAATTTGATATCAAAGGTAATTCTTCACTAGAAACCACAATTAATAGTTCAAGAGAAAACGGAACTACATTTTACACACAAACTTTAAATTTAACTTTACCAGTTTTAGATAAAGCTACACAAGAAGAAATAAAATTATTAGCTACTGCACGTCCACACGTTGCAATAGAAGATTACAATGGTAATTTCTTTATGGTAGGTTTAGAACACGGAGCAGAAGTAACTGGAGGTACAATTGTATCTGGTGCTGCTATGGGAGATTTAAGCGGGTTTACTTTAACGTTAGAAGGTCAAGAAACTGACCCAGCATACTTTGTAACATCAACTGTTATAACGTCTAATGAAAGTGCTACTCAAATAGACCCTAACGCATAGTTTTTTTCATAATTTGTTTTTAAAGAAAGGTAGTCTTAATTGATTACCTTTTTTTTTATGTGTAATAAATAAAAATACAAACTTTTAGTATTATATATATATGAAACATTTGTTACCTACAACAAACGCACAAACAATAAAGATTATACCAAGAGTATATTCAACAAGTGTTACAATAAAATTAAGGGATGACAGTTCAAATGATGAAACAATAATTTTACCATCTGCTATAATTAATAAAAACTATGTTGAACTAACAAACGTATTTACATTGGTTGAAGGTAGGTTTTATGATTTAAAAGTATATAATGGTCAAGGCTCTGTAACAGAAGCAGATATTATTTACAGAGATAAAATATTTTGTACTGCACAATCAACAAACCAATCTAATAATGAACACTATACAGTAAATAAAGATGTGTACAAACAAAAGAGTGGTAACAATGACTTTATAATATTATGAGTAAACACATAAATAAATACAGAAAGCCAAAAGTGGCAAATAAAAACAATTCTAAAGTTAGTTTTGTAAATTTATCTACTTACACATCTCCGAAGATTG